TCTTCCTTTTCTTCCTTTTCTTCTAGTTCTTCTTGTTCTCTATTATCAATATCCATTATAAAACATATATATTTTGATAAAAAAAATTATACTTATTACACACACACACACACGTTTTTTCTTTGTTATTTTGATTTAATATATATTATCACTATCATACTCACTAGAATCATATTCACCTGAACCATTTTCAACATCATTTTCATATATCTCATCTAAAGTTGGTTGTCCATAATATTCAGACAAATCTCCTAATCGTTCAACATCCATATCACGTTCATATTGTTCTCGTGCAATTCGGTATTTAAACAAAATATTCCCCAATTTTATATCTTCTAGATGATTGCGATTTTCCCATAGAATTGGCTCACCATATTTGTATTGAATTGCTCCATTATTTTTTCGGATATAAACCCAACCTGGTTTCAAATCACTTTTTTTCTCAATTTTTGCGACTTCCGTCTTTTTAGATAAAGCACTTGAAAAGCTAATTGGAGTTCCAGCTTTTTTATTATTTGTCTTCATCGTATCATTTAATGAAGGAAAGGCATTTTCATCATTTACTGATGCGACCTCTTTTTTCGGTGCTGATTTTTTAGTGGTTGCTTTTGCTGCTGATGCGCGGTTGCGGTTGCGCATGGAAGGAGGAATGTATGTAGCAGGCATTTTTGGTTTGTTGTTATATTAACTATTGTATTATATCTAAATGTTTTATTACATTTTCAATTTTTTCTGAAATGAAATAGAAATAAACAATTCTTTTACTTTATTATTCTATAATCTATAATTAATCAGGATGGAATCAAAATATGATTTGATTTACAATTCTATTAAGGACTCAAAAACAGAACATAGAGAGATTTATGATGAATTAATTTCATTAGTCTTAAATCTAAAAGGTGGAATTAAATACATAAAAAAATCTTGTAAGGTTGAACCTTTGCAATGTAGTGCTATCGATAATGATAATGATAATGATAATTATAAGAAAATAGATAAATTTGCTCTTCAGCTATCACTTCAATTAAAAGCCTTAGAAGAGAAAGGATTTAGTTTTCTTTTTTTACAAGTAAGCGATATTTTAGTTATAAATGATGACCTATATTTATTAGCCAATTTATCACAAATGGTGCCGTTGAATAAGAAGGATAATTCGCATTTTGTATTGGCTTGTCCGAATGTGTATCCCTTTCCAAAAGAAGTATGTGCTCCTGAACTTTTAGAAATGAATGCTCTGCCTTTTATTAGTCATCGTAGTGCGAGTTATTATAGTTTGGCCTTATTGTGTTTGACCCTTTTAAAATGTTCCAATCTCTCTTTAGATAAATTACAAGGGACTAAATTAGTTTATTTCATAGAGAGATGCTTGAAGAAAGAACCTATGGAACGAATGTGTTTGTATTTTTAAATAGTGAACCTGTCATGTATTTTCTGCTGTTATTCTATATGTCTATTGTTGCTTTAAAACGAAATTCTAAACGATTTCAAGTTCCTGTTTCAGCTAATGGATTTTCTTTAAATGGTGGTCATAGAAATCAACGCGCTATTGGTGATACAAATTTATCGGCTTTAGGAAACGGACATTATAACATATGTAGTAGCAACGATCCTTCTATTATAAAACCATCGGCGAAAAACACGAAAGGGTATTTGTATTCTTCAGTAAAATATCCGACGTGTAAGGCGAATGGAACATGTGCTGAAGGTAGCCAATCGATTTGGGTGAAGAATTTCTCGCCTGAATATCGAAGTGCCGGCGAACATACGACGAATGTTGTTCAAGCAAGTTCGGCGGTGTGTGTTACCGAGAAAGCGGATTCAAGTGGTGGGGATACATTGTCGTGCTGTAAAGCTCGTAGTTATCATATTGGGGGGAAACGCTTTTACACGACATTTAATGCAAAAAATAGTGGTCAATATGGACAAGGGGCTATTTCGGCCGGTGAATACCTTAAAGCTGGTTTATTGAAATACAAGAAATTCAATTGCGAGACTACTACAAAAAGTATTGCGCCGGTGCCAGTTGCTTTAATGAATAGCACTTGTACACATTCTTGTTAAAATAAAAAACCACAACACACACAAAAACATATACTTGTTTAAAAACATATACTTGTTTAAAAACATATACTTGTTTAAAAACATATAAAACCATAACGTATTATATGTTTATATCAAAGTTTCTCTCTATGGCTGCTTCGCTTACAAGTTGTATGCCTCATTATTTGCTTCGCTTGAAAGTGTCGGATGAAATGCGCGAACTTTATCAACCTGCCGTATTGTCCCACAATAAAAAGATGAACGAACAATGTTATTTTGACGCTGGATTTGACCTTATTTGTCCAACAGATGTAGAAGTTACTGGTCTTACTACAGCCAAGATTAATTTAGGTGTTAGTGGTTCAATGGCGTATATTGATAATGATAATGATAATGATAATGATAATGATAATGATAATGATAATGATAATGATAAAGCATCTTCTTCTCCGAATGTTTCGATGCCTGTCGGTTATTTTCTGTATCCACGTTCTAGCACCGGAACAAAGACCCCACTTCGTTTGGCGAATTCAATTGGCGTTATTGACTCTGGTTATCGAGGCAATTATATTGCAGTGTTTGATAATGTGCGCCCAGGTACATTTAAGGTAGAGAGTGGACAACGCCTTGTCCAAATTTGTGCGCCGAATATAATGTATCCTATAAAGGTGGAACTTGTTGATGATTTGGGAGAAGATACCTTGCGGGGTGCTGGGGGATTTGGCTCAACGGGGAAGTGAGATTTTATTTAATTTAATTAATATAGTTTGAATATCAATTAAATAATTAATAATTAAATATATATGAAAAAGGTAATTAGTTTTTCTTTATGGGGAAATAATCCTACATATACAATTGGGGCTATTAAAAATGCCGAATTAGCGTCACATTTTTATCCCAATTTTGAGTGTTGGTTTTATATACATACAGATTCTGTTCCAAATAATATCATCGAACAATTACAAAGTAAACCAAATGTTAAAATTATTTTTAAAAGTGGAGATTTAAATGTATTGAAACCAATGACGTGGCGGTTTGAATCCATCGATGTCCCAGATGTAGAAATTAATATGTCAAGAGATACTGATACAAGAATTTTATTGAGAGAAAAATTAGCGGTAGATGAATGGTTAGCATCTGGAAAAACCTTTCATATTATGCGTGATCATCCACATCACATGAATACAAATTCATATATAATGGGAGGAATGTTTGGAACTAGAAAAATTAAAAAAATATTTTCTTGGAATAATTTGATAAATAGTGTAAATTTAAATGATTTTGGAAGGAATTTATATAATAAAGATCAGGATTTTTTAAATAGATTTATTTATCCACATATTGCAAATGATTGTTTAATTCATAGTTCTTTTGGGAGTTTATTAAATGAAAATAGCAATTTTGTAAAACCATTTCCTATTAAATATTGTGAGAATTATTTGTTTGTAGGAGGATATGTTTTTCATGATGAATCTACATCAAAAGAACATATAAATATTTTGAAAAAATCATTAAATATAATTTAATATAAATATAATTATTTTAAAAAATAACTACAACTTCTTCAATCCAATTATTATTAGAATTTAAAGTAAAATTAGTTAAAGGGTTTAACCCATTAGCATGATTGAATAATCTATTATCTGGAACTCTTGATGCCTTTTCAATGAGAAGTGGTTTATCAATAAAATTGTAAAGTGGCATATGGTTCCAAAGAATAAATCCACTAGAGACCAAAGGAAATATAATTTCTCTGTAAAATTTCTGATATGTTAAAGATATTTCACTGAAAGCATAATTACTAATCAAAAAATAATCTTTATAATCAAAATGATAATTATCATATATTAATCAATGTTGAAGTAATTTATATTTATAGTAATATTAAAACGTATAAACTAATTTAAATATTACTATAAATAATAACTATTATGACAGAAATAATCAGTTTTCCATATGAAGATAATATTTCTATTGAAATACCTTTAGAATTAGATAAACACAACATAAAAACGATGAAGTTTATTTCTACAAATGAACCACATTTAAGATTAATTCACACTTATTTGATAAAAAATAATTTTATATCTACTATTGTAGATGTAGGTGCATATTTAGGAGATAATTCAATTCCTTGGAGTAGAATTTTATTAGATTCAAAAGTTTATTGTATTGAACCATCAAAAAATAACATAGAATTTATAAATAATATTTGTATTAAAAATAGTATTAATAATATAGTTTTGATTGAAAAAGCTATTAGTGATAAAGAAGAAATTATTAGTACAAGTTATAGTGATATAGATCATTGTTCATTTGTGTGGGAAGTAGGAAATGTAGGTAAAATAAATAATACAAATATAAATATAAAACACTCAATTGAAGCAACTACAATTGATACATTAATACACAATGAAATAATTAGCAATTTTGATTGTATTCATATAGATGTAGAGGGAATGGAAAATAAAGTTTTAAATGGTAGTATTAATAGTATAAAAAAATATAATCCAGTAATAACATTTGAAGGACATACCAGTTCAGAACCTAATGAAATTTCAAAAAATAAAAAATTTTTAAATAATTTAAATTACAATGTATATATGATAAATGATGTAATAAAACCAGGACAATGTCATAGTGATTGTAAAAATTTTATTGCATTTCCAAATACTCAATTATTTACCAATATTATAAAAAAAATTAATGATCATTTTAATAAGATAATAATAATATAAAAGTAATTAAATATTGTTATTATATCAATTGTAATGATGATACAAAACAAAGGCTTTGTTATATTTTGTAATCATTCTTATTTAAAAATTGTTATTAATCTAGTTAATTCTGTATTAGAATTTAGTAAATACAATATAGAAATATTTTGTATTAATTTTGATTATGCCTTTAATAATTCAAGGGTCAAAACAATTAAACTTTCCATTACAAACGAAAATTTTTTCAATATTACAAAATGTAAAATAATCGCAAGCGTTCAAACGACATTTGATTATGCTTTGTTATTAGATGGGGATATGATTGTTACTAAAGAAATAGATAATATATTTGATGATAATGATGAAAAGATAAAAAATGTTAATTATCCTCTTTTTTGTAAACATCCACATAATCCTCATGAAAGATGGAAGCATATTACTAGTAGAATATCTCAAACAAAACCTTCAATGAAATGGGTTTATTCCGTTTATTTATTCACAGAAAAACACAAATGGTTTTTTAGAGAAACACTAGATATAATGAATAAAATAACTGATAATAATGAAGAACATTTATATGCTACCGTACCTGAAGAAGGAATAATGAATGGTTTATTAGCAAAATATAAAATAAACGATGACATGGGCTATTGTTATCATGTAAATGGATTCAAAGATGTTGTAGAATATTATATTAATGGAAATGAAAATGAAAATGAAAATGGAAAAAACCATATAGAAAATACATATTTAAAATATGATTGCCCAGTAAAACTATATGCGTTCCATAGTCATGATATTAAAAACATAGAATATGGAAAAGAAGTTATTGAGAAAATAAAATCAATGTAATATAAACAATATTTAATAACTTAGGATTATGCCAATTTAATTTGTTTAAATTTTTTTTTAAAATTACCTTTAAATATATTTTCATAAATGTATATATTATCATATGAACGATTGTTTCTCGAAATGTAATAATTATTATCATTTAATATTTCTAAATTTATAGCCATGCAAAAAAATGAACTATCAGATAAAATATTGTAGTTTGCATTTTTTATCAAATTAGTATAATCAATTAAATCATGCCCAATATATTTTTCAGCAACTTTATAAAATGCGTCATTTTTATCATAACAATTTATATTAGGGTTTAAAAATAATATATTATTTTTGTTTATATTTAAAGTTTTTTCTATAGTATCGATTGAAAATATTTGTCCATTACTACTTTGGTTATGAATGAAGACATAATTTGTATTATTCAAATTATTAAATAATTCTATAGAAAAAGTATTATCAGGAATATGAAAATAATCCCAAAATATATTAAAAGGTATATTTATTTGCTTATAAAAAGAATATGGTATTTTATTACTATCAAAATCTTTATTTTCTAAATTGTGTAATCCGCACATATATTTATCATAATTTTCTGTTATATTTTTGAATTTTTCTTTCGAAAAACCAAAATTTGGTGATATTTTATCATCATTATCTATTTCCATTATCTTAATAGATAAATCATCATTATAAAACGATTCTACATTTTTTTTATTAATTTTTTTACATACTACTAATACTTCATCATATATTGTACTTAAATACCTAACCATTCCTATAGATGTAATATTATCTCCTAATCCTAAGTGTGTTAATACAAATGCTTTTTTTACATTATATCCTTTCTGTTCTTTTAATAATGAATTACAAATATTATTAATTTTTTTTTTAATTCTAAA